GACGGCACGATGAAGAACAACTTGGAGACCGTGGGCAACGCACAGATCAGCACGGCTGTTGTGAAGTACGGCAGTGGGTCGATGTACTTCGATGGTACGGGGGATTATCTATCCTTACCCGTGCAACGGACGATTGAGCTAGGGAGTGCGGATTGGACGTTTGAGACTTGGGTTTACATGAACACCGTTTCTTCTCAACAATCCATCATTTACTTAAATGGGAATACCTCTGGGTATGCAGCATTAAACCTACAGGTACAGAGTGGCGCATTGAATTTGTGGCTGTCTGCTAACGGCAGTTCTTGGTCTTTGCAGCAAAACACGATTGGCACGATTGCCGCCAATGCTTGGAACCACATCGCGGTGGTAAAGGTTGGCACAAATATTAAAGTGTATATAAACGGCACAAACGTATCTGGGAATGGTTACACAGTAGCAGCGTCGCTTATGACAACGTATACGGTAAATCAGATAGGTGTTTACAACGCATCGTCATATAACCTGAACGGGTACTTGGATGACATGCGCTTGACGTTAGGCATCGCCCGTTACACACAGAACTTCATCCCGCCCAGCGTGGCATTGCCAAGACAGTAAGGACAGGACATGAGTAGGGGCGACGACAATTGTTATTTATATTTGATAACAAACACCGTGAACGAAAAAGCATACATAGGCATTTCGTCTAACCCGTCCCAGCGGTTTAGTTGTCATGGCGGCTTGCATCAAGCAAGAAAAATGGCAATAGCTCGTGCTATGCGTAAACACGGTAAGTCAAGTTTCCAACTACAGGTATTGGCAAACGGTAGCCGTTCCTATTGCGAGGCCTTGGAAAAAAGAGCCATAGTGTCTTTCAATACAGCCATTCCAAGTGGATACAACATTGCAAAAGGCGGTCAGGGATGCCCACTGGTTCCATCAAGCGTGATGGATTTAAGGAATAAAAAAATAAGCGATGCCTTAAAGGGCAGGTCTTTGAGTGATGCTCACAAAAGCAAGATCGCAGCGACTTTGCGTGGCAGGCCTTTAGCAGAGGCTACAAAGCAAAAACTCAGTGCGGTGTTGAAGGGCAGAGTTCATAGCAAGGATCATAAGGAAAAGATAGGCCTTGCGTTGGCTAATAAGCCAAAAGTCAAAACCGAGGGTAGGATAGCGGGTGAAATTAAGCATAGCGAAACGCTTCGCAAGAGATGGCAAGACCCAGAATTTAGGGAAATGATGATGGCTGCACGACGCAAAAAGGTACAAAATCATGAGTAAATTTCCGGGGCGCGTGATCACTGACCTTGCACCGGCGGGGTACTCGGTCTTTTTTGATGGGACGGGGGATTGGCTACAAACGCCTAGCAATGCCGCATTTGGTTTTGGTACTGGGGATGCAACTGTTGAGGCATGGATTTATCCCACTACTGTGGCTGGAACGCAGGTATTTATAGATACTCGTGTTAGTGCTGCTGCTGGTATTGGTTTTTATCTGTCAGGATCAACACTTACTGTTGCCAAAGATTTTGCAACAAACTTACTACAAGGCGGAACTGTTACGGTAAATGCTTGGAATCATGTAGCATGGACTCGATCTGGTAGTACAAATCGTTTATTTTTAAATGGTGTGCAAACTACCAGCACAACAGATTCAACTAATTACCCCACGGCAAAATGTGTTATAGGAGCCAACGATACGGGGGGCCAAAACTTAACTGGTTACATATCGAACGTCCGTATTATCAAAGGCACCGCTCTTTACACCGCAGCGTTCACGCCGCCTACCCAGCTATTTAACATCACCAACACTCAACTACTGACCTGTAACTCGCCAGCAATCATCGATCAGAGCAGCAACAACTTCGCCATCACGGTCAATGGCAACTCAGCAGTCTCCACCTTCACCCCGTTCACGGCATACGTTCCGTACAACCCAGCCTTGGGCGCATCAACACCGGGAGTATGGACAGTTGATGAGGCGATGCAAGCCGCTGCTACTCGGCAGTGGAACATGTACGACCCGTACTTCAACCTGACAACTCTACTACTGCATGGCAACGGCACGAACGGCGCACAGAACAATACCTTCCTAGACTCGTCGAGCAACAACTTCAGCATTACCCGCAACGGCAACACGACGCAGGGATCGTACTCGCCGTTTAGCCAGACGGGGTGGAGTAATTATTTTGGTGGGACGAGTGATTATCTTAGTGTTGGAACGATAACCGCTTTAGGGAGCGGCGACTTCACTATTTCTGCTTGGGTCTACCCACAAAAAATAAGTGCGGGTGTGTTTCATGTCGGTGGACTTCCAAGTGCTGTAACGGGTGTTGCTGTCTTTCTTTCTGGTACAGCGGCAGAAGGATGGGGGTTGTACGCTAAGAATAGTCAAGCCGTTAGTAACACAGGTGCGATTACTTTAAACAAGTGGTACTACCTAACTGTTATTCGAAGTGGTACTACAACCACGCTTTTTGTTGACGGAGTTTCAGCGGTAGTCATTTCGGCTGATAACACCAACTATACGCAGACATCTCTCGTTATTGGTGGCTTTTTTAGCTCCTCGTTTTTAATATCGGGGTACATATCAAACTTTAGAATTGTAGGTTCCGCTTTAACCGCAACAGTCCCAACAGCACCATTCACTGCTGTTTCTGGCACAACTTTACTTACCTGCCAATCAAACCGTTTTATCGATAACGGAACGGCTAATTCTGGTTCTGGTTTTACTGTTACAACGGTAGGCACACCATCCGTCCAACCCTTCAGCCCGTTCCTCCCTACGGTTGCATACACTCCGCAAACGATAGGGGGTAGTGGGTATTTTGATGGAACGGGGGATTATTTATCAATGACGATTGGTTCCTCTACTATAGGCGCGGGGGACTTTACTATTGAGCTTTGGTATTATCCAACGGCTTTCCAAAATTTTGACACTATGTTTAGCACTACAAGGGGTGCTAACGGTTTTAACATCGGCACAAACGCCTCAGCGTCAGTTGTTTGGTATAGCTCATCTGCTGAACAAATTAATTCAGGTGTGCTAAGACAAAATGCTTGGAACCATATAGCTTTTACCAGAACATCTAACACATTAAGGTTATATCTAAACGGTTCACAAACTGGCGCAACACCTACAGTTTCGACAAATTTTTCTGCCACCACTTGTTGGGTGGGAGATTTGGCAACGTCTGGAACAGAACCAGCTCAAGGATATATAAGTGGGTTGCGCGTTGTAACTCAATCATTGGCAAGCGGTTCAACATATACTGTGCCTACTGCACCGCCCACAGCAATCACAAATACGTCGCTTCTCCTCAACTTCACCAACGCAGGTGTCGTAGACAGCACCGCCGATAACGTACTGGAGACAGTAGGCAACGCGCAGATCAGCACGGCGGTGAGCAGGTTTGGTGGTAGCTCGATGTTCTTTGATGGGAATGGGGATTATTTATACCTTCCGAGCAACAGAAACTTGGAACTTGGTACGGGGGACTTCACGCTAGAGTGTTGGGTGTACGCAACTTCCACTCCGTCAGACGTAGGCATATTTGAAAGCCGAACAGATGGAAATACCGCAACAACAAACGGATTTACTTTAACCGCATTTTCTTCAAGCGTTATCAGAATCTATAGCGGTGCGATTCTAATTTCTTCCAGCGGAACATCTTATGTAAACACTTGGTGTCATGTTGCTGTTACTAGGGTTTCCGGCACATTTAATTTATATATCAATGGTGTGAGCCAAGGTACGAGTGCGACTTCAAGAACGCTATCAAATACTGATGCGATTATTGGTGCTGGTAGATATGGTGGAACAAGCACAATAAATGCGTTTTTCCCCGGTTACATCGACGACTTCCGCATTACCAGAGGTTACGCCCGCTACACCGGCAACTTTACGCCACAGACATCGCAGTGGCAGGATCAGTAAGGAGTAGGAAATTGACCCGTTAACCCTGCTCGCTGCTGCAAACGCCGCTGTTGCGGCAGTAAAGGCCGGTTGCAAACTTTACAAAGATATCAAGGGCGCGGCGGGGGATGTAAGCGACGTACTGAAGGACTTGAAGGAGCAGTACAACAAGATAGTAGACCCGACGCCGATACAGAAGCAGCAGTACAACGCGGAAGTGCAGCGGGTGCAGGAGATAGCCAAGGCTGATCCGAACGACGTATTTACGGACATCGGCACTCAGTTAGGCGCGTTGATGGATACCCATGACGAGATCGCCAAGCTGTTGTTGAAGGAGCAGTTGGAAGCCAAGACGGTATACAAAGGAGAAGACAGCATTGGTAAACGGGCGTTACGCCGGATACTGATCAATACAAGGCTGGATGCGATATGGGCTGAAGTCAGAGAAACCATGGTGTACAAGGCCCCACCGGAGTTGGGTGCGCTGTGGGGTAAGTTTGATGAGATGCGGCAGAAGATCATCGCCGAGCAGGAGGTAGCCCACGCAGAGGAACTTAGACTGGCTCAGATAGCATCATGGCGACGCAGAAAAAGAATAGCGGAAATCAAGTCAAAGGCGGCGTGGGTTTCGGCAGTGGTGTTCGTAGTTATATGGGCGGTGGGTCTAATGTGGCTAACAGCGAGAAGTCTGACGCAGAGAACGTACCTTGGTCACTGATTGTCGTGGTGATGGCTGTTCTTCTGATGTTCTTCATCATCATGCCAATATTAGCTTTTATGTACTACGACATGTACTTTGCAACACAAGCGGCGGTGACGGAAGTTCGCAAGATGCGGGAACTGCGCAAAGAGATACAGATTGAGAGGATGTACGGGAAATGATCACACTTGCTCAATTTAAGAAGTTCGCCCCGCATACCAAGTATGCCCAGCAATGGTACGACACATTGTTTGGACCGCAGACAGAACTGGGCGGCAAGTCGTTGCTTGAAGAATACGAAATCAATACGCCAAAGCGTATTGCAGCGTTCTTGGCTCAGTGCGGCCATGAGTCGGGCGGCTTTGTCTTTGTCACCGAGAACCTAAATTACTCTGCATCGGGTCTGATGCGCGTCTTTCCGAAGTACTTCCCTGATACGGCCACGGCAAAGCAGTACGAACGCAATCCCGTGAAGATCGCCTCGCGTGTGTACGCCAACCGCATGGGCAACGGCAATGAGAACAGCCAAGAGGGGCATAAATTTCGCGGACGAGGCATCCTCCAGCTGACGGGCAAGGATAATTATTTTTGGTTTGGTGCATCGTTGGACATGACCCCTGAGCAGGCGTCGGAGTACCTAGAGACGTTTGAGGGCGCAGCGCAGAGTGCGTGTTGGTTCTGGGAGACGAATAAGTTGAATCGCTTTGTGGATGGCAATGACTTCAAAGGTTTGACCAAGGCGATCAACGGTGGCTATATTGGATTGGCAGATAGGGAGCATCACTATGAAGTGGCACTCAATATGTTTGGTTCTGATACTCGCTTGGCTTAGTGGGTGTGATCGCTATCGATACGAGTGTCAGGACCCAGAGAACTGGGAAAAGAAGCAGTGCAAAAGGCCATATTGTTCGTCCACGGGCACATGCCCAGACCAACTTGTTAAACCTGAAGATGCAAAGGTAGAGACAAATGAACCCGCTAAAGTTGATCAGCCAGTTCCTTGCACTAACACAGGAACAACACGATGCGGTAATTAAGTTTTGTATCGCGGTCACGTTCTGTTGCACCGTGATCATCATGGTGGGCGTGTCACTTTATAGTGTCGTTTTTGTAACACAACCGATGACGGGGATGGCCCCAGCGGATAAACAGTTTTTTCTCATATTGAGCGATATGTCGAAGTACATCCTCGGGAGCCTCGCGACCCTCCTCGCGGTCAAGGGCAAGGACGCAGTTCAGCAGTTCATCCCGCCGGGTTTGTCTACGGAGAAAGAGCGCGCCGATATACCGCCACCTACGCCGCCTGCGCCTAAGCCCGCTGCGCCCGTGCAAACGCCAGTCGCGCGTGTGGAGCCAACGATTGACCCAATCAGTTCAGCGCCGCCTGTAGCTACAGGCTACAACGGCAAACCAGCCCCTGTGCAACCCCCTCATCCGGAGATCAACTAATGTTTATCTATCTACGCATGGCTCTTACGGTTTTGTTAAGTGCGGTCTTGGCGTTCCAGATTCACGCAGCGGAGACGAAAAAGGTCTGCAACACCCAGAAGGACAAGAAGGGTAAAGAGGTGCAGGTCTGCAAGGAGATCAAAGTCCATAAAAAATTGGACGGCACGAAAGTCCCGCCAAAATGATGAATCCATGGGTAATACTGGCCTTTGTGTTAGCTGTTGGCGCAGCGGCTGGGGGCGGGTATTATCAAGGGAATACTGCGGGTAAAGCGGTTGTGCAGCAGGCGTGGGACAAGGAAAAGGCGGAGCAGTACGCTGCCTACGCCAAAGGACAGGAAGAAGCGCGTAAGCGTGAACAGGCAATGCAGGAAACGGCGGATAAGCTGCGGAAGGAGAAGGATGTTGAGATCAAGAACCTTAATGCTCGCGCTACCGCTCTTACTAACAGCCTGCGCGACCGGCAGGAGCGCCCCGCCGATGGCAGTGCCCTGTCCAGTTCCTCCGGTGCTGGATCGCGTGGATGTACCGGAAAAGAGCTTTACCGAGAGGATGGGGAGTTTCTTGTTAGGCTCGCCAGAGAAGCAGACGAACTCCGTAGCGCCCTCAAACAGTGCTACCGCCAATACGAAGCAGTAAGGTGAGAGATGGC